ACCGAGATGTCGGTCAAGGCGGCGGTTGTGGGTACCGCCTCTCAGATGGGTATCAAGTACCCGGAGGCGGCCTACAAGTTGTTAGACCTCTCTGATATCGAGGTCGAGGACGGCGCGGCGAACGCGAAAGACGTGCAAAAAGCGCTGGACAAATTGGTTAGGGAATACCCCGAGATCATGAAGTCCGGGCAACCTCCACCTCCAGCACCGGGCGCAGGCGGCCCCCCCATATCCAGCGGCAAGGAACACGCTTTCGAGAAGGCGATGCTTGCCGCCATTCAGGGCAAGGGGCGCTCTGCCAAATGAAAATGAAGGGAGGTAAAGATATTGGCTATCCCTGCAATAGATACACTCACTGACGCCACCGGCGGCGTACTCATCACGGATGAGGTCGCAGCCGAGATCAACAAGCTGGTACACGACGAGAGCGTGGTTGATTACTTCGCCCGTCACTGGCCGATGAAATCCAGCCGGAAGGTCATAAGGCGGCAGTTGACCAGCGTATCGCCGGAAGCCGTGGACGAAAAGGGCGTGAAGCCCAAGGACGCCCAGACTTTCACCAAGGTCGTTCTGATTGCCGAGACTATAGCCGTCATCGTGCCTTTCACGGAGGAAGAGGTTGAAGATGCAGACATCGACACCATCAGCTTCGTGAAAGAGGACGTTGTACAGGCTCTGGCTGAGAAGTATGACGCGTTTACGCTGGGATATGATGTAGGAACACCGTTCGCTTCCTCGTGGTCGGGCAACGTGCCGGCGGCTAACACCATCGCTTACGGCACAAGCCCTGCCGCTGACCTCGCGGATGACCTCAATGAGGCAATATCCGCGATAGAGGTAAACGGTTACGAATGCACGGGAATGGTGGGTCACCCTCGCGTCAAGGCACTGCTTCGCGGGCTTCGGGATGCTAACAACAACCCAATATTCGTGGAAAATCTGAGAGACAACTTCCGCGACTATTCTGTTTATGGAGTCCCGATCAGGTTCACGCGGCAGGTTGTCGCGAGCGGTTCGCCGACGGCATCTGAAATCCTACTTGCCTATACGCCCTACTTGTACGTGGGCGACCGGATAGGAATACAGGTCAAGTTGCTTGATCAGGCGACGTTGACCGCCGAAAACCCGTCAGACGAGGATGTTAACCTGGCAGAGCAAGACATGATAGCGCTCCGCTTCAGAATGCGAAAAGCGTTCGAGGTGAAGCTCGACGATGTTCTGAGCAAGGTTACCGGAGTGCCCCACTAATGAAGGTGCGGGTACTTAAGGCTAGGCCGGGCTGCGTATGGCGGCCCGGCCAAGTCCTCGACATAGCGGACAAGCAAGCTGATCAGTGGATACGAAGAGGGTTTGTCGAGGCTTACCCAATTGGGAAAAGGACAACAGCGGTTAATTCTTCGAAGTTTGGGTCACAATCGGCAAAGCCTTCCGCAACAAAGCGGGGTTATATGGAACCCCCTCGTTATATTTGCGCTTGCGGATTTGTAGCAAAAACAGCAAGCGACCTTGCCGCTCACAAAAGGGAATGCGATTAATTGTTAATCGAGAAGGACGTCAGAAATTTCAAGATGATTCTCGATACCGAAGACGTCGGTATGTCCGCACAGCTTTTGGAAGGTGAAGGATGGGAACGCGAAGCGCCAGATATCCTTGATAGCATTATTCAGCCGGACTGGACTGTTGTTGAAATGGGGGCTTGCCTTGGCTTTTACATGTTGCTTGAGGCTAAAAAGGCAGCTAGGGTTTACGCGATAGAGGCTGACCCCCACAACGTAGAAATCATGACCATGGCCAAGGATATTAACGGCCTCCGGAACATTGATATTTTTAATTATGCTGTAGCCGCCGAGAACGGGAGGGCGTTATTTTACCAATCCCCCGGTCGCTCTGACCGGGGGCGGTTGTCGCCTAACGGGAACATCGAAGTAGATGCAATCACGCTAGATACTTTTGCGGCTGAAAATGACATTGAACAAGTTGACCTCATTCGCTGTGACATCGAAGGTGCGGAGATTCATATGGTTTCCGGAGGTGAAAAGACTCTCGCGGCTATGCCGGTTGGAAGCTGGATGTTTATAGATTTGCATCCATTAAAGTGTGGCCCGGACAAGACACGGCTTGCCCGCGCCATAGATAAAATTCTTGAGTTTGGGTTTGTCCCGCAAACAATCCTTGGGCCGGATGTCGTTGGAAGCAAATCGTTTACCGAAACAGTTTGCCGCAATAGCGGCTTTCCGAAGGTATTTTTGCAAAAATGCGCGTCGGCTACATAGGGCACTTTGGCAAGTGGCACACCGAATGGGGAGTGGCCGCCGCGCTGGAACGCTACCCCGATGTGGAGGTTGACCGCTATCACGTAAAGCATCTCAACCAAGGGAAGTTTACCAAACGCGCATATGACTTGGTGCTGACAACAATACCCCACGCCTTTTCGTCGGAGTTCTGGCGGTCGCAAAAGGGTATAAAGGTTGCTCACTATTTTGATCTCATCGTTGGCTGGTACAACCGTGACAGGCTTTACTTTCCCGCTTTGCGCGATTTTGACCTCACGCTTTCAACTGACGGTTTTGATTCATCGGCTTATAAACAGGCGGGTATAAAGCGAGTTTGGTTTCCGCAAGCGTTTGACCCGAGCGAGCATTACCCTGTTGAGGGCCGCAGGATCAGGGACGTTGCATTTATCGGCCACGATCGCGACCCCTCGCGGCGCTGGCTGATGCACGACCTGAAACGCCGCTTTGATTTTGAGCAGTATGGCAAGGATAACAACTGCCGGGGGCTTGATCATGCTCGCGTCTGCGCGAATTCGAAAATCATGGTCTGCGCCAGCGCGAGAGATGACATCCCCGGCTATTGGTCTAATAGGGTTTATATGCACCTTGCTTGCGGTGGGTTTGTCCTCCACCCCGCCACACCGCGGCTGGAGCGGGTGTTCACGCCGGGTAAGCACCTTGTGACCTATGAGCCGAATAACCTTTTCGAGAAGATTGACTATTACCTCAAACACTCAGCGGAGCGTGAGCGAATAGCAAAAGCTGGCTGCGCTTATGCCCACGCGCATCATACATGGGATGCGAGAATGGAGGACTTTTGGAGAATCCTCCGAGAATCGGGGTTGTCGGATACACCAACAAAACTTCAGGGATAGGAGTCTTTGTCTGGGAGTTCTGGCAGTATCTCAAAGCCGATAGCATACTCTCGATTTCAAGCGGGATAAAAGGTCAGAAGGTTTGGACGGATAGGCAGGTAACAAGCAAACGCCCGCCCCATCCTACTGTTATTGATGATTACCTAGCCCGCTTTGCCCCCGAGGTGGTGCTATTTATTGAGACGCCGTTTTCCGATCAGCTTTACCCGCTAGCTCGGAAGCACGGGGCAAAGACAGTTGGTATCCCGATGCACGAAACATTATCAGCAGAGCGGTTGGAAAGTGATTTGTTGATTTGCACTTGCTCCTCTGCGTGGAAGAAAACCCGCGCCGCACGTAAAAGTTTTTTGTTTTTGCCGATAGGTTTGAAGCTCTTTCCGTTTCGCGAGCGCACGGGGCATACGTTTGTTGTCAACATCGGCTACGGGTGCCTTGCGGATCGCAGGCAATCAGCGAAGGTGGTAGAGGCGTTTAAGCGCATCCACGATCCTGCCGCCCGGCTCATCCTGCATTCGCAGGAGCGTTGGCCCGCAGGAGTGAAAGTGGATGATCCGCGCATCGTCTATCAATTGGGTACAAAACCGGAGCCTGCTGACGTTTACGCCGAAGGCGACATACTGCTTGCGCCTATAGCTTACGGGGGGTACGAGCGCTCGATATTGGAGGGCATGGCTTGCGGTATGCCAGTGCTGACGGTGGACGCAGACCCGCTGCACCTGTATCAGCATGACCCCAACTTCCTGATACCTCCCGCAAAGCAGTGGCTGTTAAACAAAAAATGGGTTACCAACACCGTTTATAACGAGGTCACGGTAGACCAGTTGCAAGAGCGCATGGAGTGGTTGCTCACAATCGACACCGCGAAATATTCCCGCCGTGCGCGGGCGCAGGCAGAGGCCCAAAGCTGGGAATCGAAAGAAATTGATTATTACGGAACATGGATCAAGGCGTTGAGATCAGGATGATACGGGGAACGGTAATCACCTACAACGATATGCCGCTTATAAAGCGGTGTATCGAATCCTTGCGATACAAGGTCGATGAGATTATAGCGGTTGACGGCAGGTTTGCGGACTTCCCCGGCGACTCCGAATACTCGACTGACGGGACACTTGAATACCTGCAGAGCATCCCCGATGTCCATGTTGTTTGTGTTTCCGGGCTGGACGAAGTCCACAAGCGCAACTCTTATCTGGTGGGAAGCGCGGGCGACTGGTACGTCATGCTCGACGCTGACGAAGAATGGATAGGCCCACGGCCCTCGCCCGCGCCGGAGCTTGACGCTTATGTCATGAAGCTCAAGCGCGAGAAGCCGTACCACGAGATAGACCGCGTTCGGCTGTTCAAGCACATACCCGGTTTGCACTACGAAAAGAAGCATTATTGGCTCCACGACGCCCACGGTAACACCTTCGCGCTTGTGGGCAAGGTGGGGAAAAACTACAGGTGGGCGATACTCAAAGGCTCGCATATCCAGCACCACGAGCTTGAAAGACCGCCCGCCCGCGTGAGAGACAAGAAAGTGTACTACGACATACTGCGAAAGCGCGAGAGAAAATTCAGGGAGTACTTGTAATGTCAATGAGCGCATTTGACAGGTTTAAATTTTTGGTTCATTACCCGGATATTTACGCCTTCACCGATGAGCAGATACAAGAGTTTTTAGACATGGAGAAGGTGGCGGATGAAGACGGGTACAGGCCGAATGAGGACGGCTACACGGCTACCTACAACGTTGACCGCGCCGCAGGCAGTGCGTGGCTTTGGCTCGGGGGGCAGGAATCCAACAAGCTCACGAGTTACCGCGTGGGCGACATAAGCGTACAGGTTGACAAGGCTTATTGCATGAGCCGCGCCCACGAGCTACTTGGCGGCGAATCCGTGTCGGCCCCAAGGCGTGACGAAACAGACACACGGGCCACACACGACGGCCCCGATCCGAGGTTTAGGACTGCATGAGCGTTATTGATACCCTCGTAGGGTTTGACTCGGCAATAATAACGATAACCCGCCACGCCAAAGTGCCGAACGCCGGCGGCTTTTCGTGGGCCGAAACAGAGCTTGACCCTATCACCGTGCGCTTATACAACATATCGACTCACAACCAGCGCGAGGTGACTTTGCCGGAAGGGGAGGTCAAAGAGGTATCCCTCGGACTGCTTGCTGATGGTGAAGCGGACATAGTCGTCAGCCATGATTCCTACGATACTTTCGAGCATTCGGGCCGCAACTACAGGATTACTGGAGTGCGTTATTACGATGAAGTAAATATCGCGGCTCACACTCAGGCCGATTGTGTGGCGGTGTAACATGCCCGGCTCCGATGTCGTGAACGCGAACCTGGCCCTCTGGCTGACGGGAATCCACAAGCAGCTGGAAGCTGAGATGGACAGGCACATAAAGGACAGCGTGAGTTTCGCGCAACGCGAGCACCGCTGGGACGATATAACGGGGCATGCAACGCAAGCAATACAGAGTCAGACGGAATCCAGCCCGGCGGCTATCGAATCGACCATATCTGGCGGCGTGGAACACAACCTCTACCTTGAGCGGGCGTGGTTTTTCGAGGGCCGCTACAAAATCATCGAGGCCGCCCGCAACCATAACCTCGCGTGGCTCTGGACAAGGATAGCGATGATACTGGCGGGGCGCGGATTCGGATTCAGGTTTGGTAAATAATGGACTACGGAGATATAAGACATGGGCTGTACGACTACCTCGTAGCAGAGATAGCAGAGGTTGGCGGGCGGGTATTCTGGGAGTGGACTGCCCCCGCCGATACCGAAAAGCCCTTGATTGAGATTGCTTTTCTGGGTGAGATACCTTCCCCCAATAAGTGCGCCATGAACCAACAGCTGGAAGTGCTCGTTTTCGGGGAAAAGTCGAACATACTCGCGCTTGACCCCGTGGCTGACCACGTGGTCAGTGCGTTGCACCATCAGGCGGTGGCAACGCCGGACGGCAGGACAACATTGCCCGAGTATGTGCGCGATTCCAGAATGGACATATGGTCAGAGCGTCTCAACGCCTGCGGAATACGCATAAAATTTTTGATACCAACCGACTTCTGGGCGTAAGCGGTGGGCCGGTGATGCAAGCGTGTGCGCCCCGGTCGGGTGCGAAGGGAGGTAAAAGTGGATTTTGAGAATCCAGTGATAAATACATTTCTTGGCGAATCCGAGCCTCAACCGGAGAAGCCAAAGAAAAAGAGCTACGAGCGCAAGCCGCTTGTGGCCCTGAAGACCTGCAACGTGCGGTTCTCGGACGGCACCGAGGTCAAGCTGAAAAAAGGCTGTGAGGTGCACGGCCTCAAGCGCCAGGAGCGCGAATACTTGAAAGCTCAAAAGTTCGCAGAATAAACCGACTCAACCCGGTTTGTCCAGCCGCCCACGGGCGGCTTTTTTAGTTCACGAAGGGAGGGAAAAATGGCTGATTGCGATTGTACGATCTTGCGCGATCCCGTCGAGATACATTTCAGGGCTTTGAATACTGACGGCTCTGTTGATGACGCAGGCGAATGGTATAAGTCGGACAATATCATCGACTGGGATTTTGCCCCCGAAATCGAGGAGGGAAAACGCGACCCACTGCGTTGCGGCGGGCGCATCAAAAACGTATTTCAGGAGGACGACCAGCTTATAGGCGGTACGCTCAAGGTATCCCTGTGCTGCGAAGACCCTGAAATACAATACATTGTGGCAGGCTCGGTGGGCACGATTACCTACGATGAAAGTTCGCCACCGTGTGCTATCGGTTACGAACATCCCACGCTCGAAGAGCAGGAATCCGCCGTTGACTACGAGGTCAAAATATACCTCAGAGTCGTGGAAGGCTCCAACGTCACGGGATACAAACGGTTGCACTTCTACCAGTGCGCACCGACGTATTTCTCGGAAGGCGGGGGACAGCAAGAGTATCCGACACTGGACGCAAACATCAAATGCAGCGGCAACCAGAACTACGACGAAGACGGCAAGCCCGTCACATCATCACTCGTAGTTGACGCAATAGACTGACCGACTTGGCCCGCCGTTCCCTTCCCTGGGGCGGTGGGCCTTCACCCCAAGGGGAGGAATTATGTCTGACCTAAAAATCAAAGTTGGCGAAAAAAATTACGACATACCCCGATTAACTGCCGGAGACTGGCGCAAGGTTATCAAGGCGCACAAAAAGATTTCTGAAAAGTATGGTGAGATCGGGAATAACCTTTTTGAAGAAGAGGGATTGGACGTAATGATAAATTTCTATTACGCACTTTTGAATCCCACTTACCCCGAACTTACCAAAAACAAACTTGAGGGACTGGATATGTCTTGCCTGACAACACTTTTTGTTGCTCAGGTCTTTAACGCTATTACTGAAATCCCTTTAGATTCCGCGCAGACGAAGGAAAGCGAAAGCGAAGGCGAAAAGGACGCGGATTAACGCTTGAGGATTTTATCGATCGCGCTTACTTCTCCCTCGCGCTCCGCTTTAGCTGGACATACCACGACATCGACCGCTTGCCCTTGCCCGACTTCTGGCAGGTGCTGGAGCGTTTGGACAACCTGGCGCAGGAAGAGAAGAAGGCCGCCAACAAGGCGGCTGGCAAGTACGACCGGGATTACATTTTGGATTCAAGATTCGAGGAAAAATAAATGTTCGGATTAGGAGGAGGCACGGGCGGCCTCGGTGCTGTCTGGGCCTCGGTAGGACTTAAAACAGGGCCGCTCGCAAGCGGTGTTACCAAAGCTCAGGGCATGATGAAGGGCCTCGACGCCTCGATGACCGCCGCAGCGAGCAGAGCTACTTTCACGGCAAATAGCGTTATCGCCGGATTCGCCAAAATAGGAAAGATAACCGCTATCGCCGGGGCCGCGGTAGGCGCCGTTTCGCTGAAAATGGCTGCCGATTTCGATCACGTAGCCCGCGAAGTAAACACCTTGGCCGATCTCTCTGAGGCTGATTTCGACCGCCTCAAGAGTAGCATTCTTGATATGTCTAAAGATACAGAGTATGCAGCCAAGGAACTAATGCAGGGTATGTATTGGGTGAAATCGGCTCTTCCCGATGCTTCAACCGCTGAAGGCATGGAAGTCCTGAAGGTATCGAGTGAGCTTGCCACAGCTGGCCTCGCGGATATGGCTGATACCGCTGACCTCGTAACGACCGCTCTTAACGCATGGGGCTTGAGTGTTGACGAATCGACCCGAGTTGCGGATACACTCTTTGAAATAGTACGTCGAGGCAAAACGACAATCCCCGAACTCACCGCAAACTTCTCCAAAGCCGCGACCTCTGCCGCCCTGATGAACGTTCCAATAGAAGATTTGGGTGCTACGATTGCCACTCTGACCCGCGTTGGAATACCCGCCGACAGAACCCTTATGGCTCTTAATCGAACCCTGCTGGGTCTCAACAAACCCACCAAGGAAACAACGGAATGGATACACAAACTCGGTTTTGCCAATGCTCAGGCAATGATGGATTCGATCGGCCTGCAAGGGGTGATAACAGAACTGGCCCACGCTTACGGCGGGAACGCTGAGGCAATGGCTGCAATGTTTCCCAACATCCGAGAACAGCTCGCCCTCTTGCCGCTTACGGGTATGAGCTTCCAAGAAGTTGTTAAAGATGTTGAGGAGTTTGGGGATACAACTGGCAACGTCAACCGCGCAGTAGAGCAAATGCAAAAGACTCTTTAATATCAATTCAAGGAATTCAAAAATAAGGTCGGCGCAACGCTTATTGAAAT